TCTTAATGGCTTTTCTATAAATTTTAAGTCGTGTGATGCCACAGGAGATACTATATTATCTGTATGACATATAACTGGCACCATATTCATTACTGCATCTATAGCGGCCATACTCATATTAGTTACAAGACAATGACAATCTTTAAGTTCATCTTTTATATCTGTTCCCCACCATTGATTATCAGGTCTTGGTTTATTTCTTACTCTTATTTCTCTTTTTGTAAACTGTTTAAGCGTACTTGTCACTTCGTTTATCCAATCTTCTTGGCTAATACCATTGATATGATACGTAACTGTAGGTGAGGATGGGCATAATAAAATATGTTTAGTATCACCAGTATACCAACCTTTAAAATTTACATCTATACCCTTATTTTCTAATTCATTTAATCTTTGACCTGTACCTACTTTACCTCTTATAGTATGTAATTTACCTTTAACTATTCTAAAATAAGTTTTATTATTATCTAATATCATAGGTTCAGGATATCTTTTAATAGGCATACTAAAATAACCAGTATCTACATACCACCATTCTTCGCCTTTATCTGTTACTTCTTTAATCTTCTTAACGTTATTGCCTGCTAATCCCCAAAAGAAATGTACGGGCTTATCTGTATCAGGCCAACCTTTAGTAATGGCAGGCCATATCTGATGTGATAAACATTTATCCCAATTTATAAAGTGACACGTAATCATTTTGGTGCGTAAAGTACCTCGTTTTTAACTGCCAATACTTGTTTATAATTAATACTTTCAAAAAAATTATTAATAGTATCTTCTGTCAAACCTGTTTTAACCATAACTTTTTTCTTTTTTTCTATGTGTACAAAAGGTTTATCTCTTTCAATTAATTTAATTGCACCTTTACATACTTCAATTTCATATCCTTCTGCATCTATTTTAATGTAGTCTATCTTATTAAATTCAAAACGATCTAAAGGATAAACTTCTATTTCTCTATTGCCTGATGGCGTAATAAAAGTATTGCCTGTTTCATTAGGGTCATATTGTATTTTTACTTTTTTATATTCACTGCCTAAACCATAAGGATGTAATGTGTAATTGGTTTTAGTTATGTTTTTTAAATAACATTCTCGTACTTCATTCATTGGTTCAAAAGCATAAACGTGTTTAAATACTCCTGTAAATTCTTTTGACCAAAAACCTACGTGTGAACCTACGTCAATAACATTATTCAATTCTTTTATATTATTTTTAATATGATTTAATATCGCCGTTCTATGTGCTGATTGATAATTACCATTATCTTGACTTAAATATTGTTCAAAATGATTATCATTATCTGGCAACCACCAGCCTTCTACTAATTTCATAGTTTTAACCATCTATCATTGTTTAATGTCCATCTGACCACTTGATTAATTCTTTCTTCAATAGATACTTTAGGTACCCATCCTAGTTCTTTCATTAAGTCACCATCTAAAGCATATCTTAAATCGTGACCAGGTCTACTTGTATGAAAATCTACCATTTGATGTTTTAATTCTTTATTTTGAGCTCTTGCTATCTTTTGTGCTAACTCTAAATTATTCCATTCAACTGGCCCTACTAAATTAAATTTAGGACACTTGGCACCACCATAATCTTTTTCTAATTTAGAAATTTCTTTTTGGTTTTGTAATAGAAATAAACAACCATCTGCGACATCACTGGCGTGTATGTAATGTCTGCTGCCTGGTATTGTTTTAGTTTCATCACTATGTATAGTTACTGTTTCACCTTGACTTACTCTTTGTATTGTCATAGGTATAAACTTTTCTGGATGTTGTCTTTCACCAAATACATTCATTGTATGTGTAATATATATCGGCATACCATAACTGTTTTCAAAAGCAACAGCTAGTTCTTCACCACCAGCCTTTGTAGCACTATATGGATTTGTAGAATTATACCTATCTCTTTCTTTATACTTAACACCTACTGGTGCTGGCCCAAACACTTCGTCTGTACTAAAGTATATAAATCTTTCTAGGTTTTTTTGTTTACGACCAAAATTTAATATGTTACAAGTTGCAACAACATTATCTAATACAAAGGTCATTGGATCTTCTATTGAACGATCAACGTGTGATGATGCGGCCATATGTATGATATATTCAAATTGACCTAAGTCGGCTGATAGCATTTGATTTACTTCAGCTCTTAAATCGTGGTAAACTATACGTAATCTCTTTTGAGTTTCTTTATCAAACTCATTCATCATATCTGCAATACGATTTAAATTACCGGAATAATCTAATCTATCTAAAGATACTATTTCCCAATCTGTGTTTTTTAATAAATGTCTTATAGTGTGATGTGCTATAAAACCTGCACCGCCTGTTAACAATACTCGTTTACTCATACTAACCTTTCTATTTCAATCCACTGTTTACCAATAATATCAGGTGTGTGGTGTTTATCTATATAATCCTGACCATCTTTAATTCTTCTCAATACTTCATCTCTATTATTTATAGCATATTTAAAAGGGTTTGCGTAATTGTAATTATCATCACCAAAATACGTATAATTTCTAAAAGGTTCATAACTATTTACACCTGTGTTTGTAAAAACTAATTTACCTCTTTGTAAACCATCTATCAATCTATTCGGACTTTTAGCTAATATATTTTCGTTTCTATTTACAATAGGTAATATAACAAAATGACACTGGTCAACTATTGTGTCTTGCAATTCATATGACCATTGGTAAGGAATTAATACTTTTTGTTCTATTAATTGCATAATTTTTCCAATATGTGATTCCATTTTACCTATTACACAATGAATTTCTATTTTTTCGTGTACACTTTTTAAATTTCTTATTAATTCCGACCATTTTATATATTCAAAATTTTTACCTGCACCATAATATGCAAATTTTACAGTAGTATCATTTGTAATATTTTCTAAGTTTGGTTTTTTTCTTTCTCTTTCAAACGGATCTGTAATAACATATGCTTTTTTGCCTGTGTTTCTAAAAATTATATTAGCTAAAGTTGGCGTAGATGTTACTACTAAATTTGCTTTCTCACATAAAAAATTATAAGTATCATTTAATTTTTTTTTACGAGTACTCCATTTATCATCACAAATATCAAAAACAAATTTAACGTTGTTATCTAATAAAAACTGGCCTTCAGCTATAGATGAATCTTTAGCTAATACAACAATATCATTTCTTGTTACTTTATCTAAATCTTCTATTTGACCATCATTAGGTCTCATTCCTTTTAAAGGTATAAGAGCTCTAAATCTACGTGATGCTCTATTATGTTCACTATTTTTTTCTTTAATTTTTAATGTATAAAATTTTATATTCATAATTTAAAATCTAAATATTTTTGATCGTGTTGTAAAGCATTTACAGTTTCTATAGCAGAGTTATCTAAAAATTCTTCTTTTTTGAATTGACAAGTAGTTAAATATAAAATATGTTCTCTAATTTTATCACTATCAGGATAATAAGGATTTTCTATATTATTTATTTTATTTTCTGTTAAATATGAAGCTGCATTAGGTCCTAAAGTAATTGCTGGATAACCATTTAAAATTGCTTCTAAACTAGTTATACTATTAAAAGTAACTAGACAATGTACATCATCGCCTATTAGTTGATTTAAAAATATATCTTCATATACTCTTGTATACCTTGATTTAGGTTTAAATCTAACTAAAATTTTTCTATCACTAATTTTTTTAATTTTTTCAATTGTTTCATTTACCCATTTTTGAGCATCATAATTGAAATGTTTAAAAACTTTGTTTGTAGGTGGAGTAATTAAAATAGTAGAACCTAATTGTTTAGCCTTTGGTTTAAAATAATCATAATTTTGATTAAATATTTCACTAAATTTATTTTTAAGTTTACTTATACTTATTTTTTGTTTTAATTCTTCAAATGATATATGATTTAATACTTGAAAATTATTTTTAGTAAATCTATGCCAAATTTTTTGTTGAGTGTTAAAATAACCTGTATCTATATAATAAAAATCTATATTATTATCAACACATTGTTTAATTAAATCACTTTTAGCCATACCTCTAAAGATAACTGGTGTCTTATCTGTTAAATCAAAATTATCTTTGTTTACAGCAATATATTTTTTACTTTGAAATTCAAAATAATTTATAAGTTTATCTTTTTTTTCTAAGTTTTTTTGTAATACACGAATCATATCATACGTTTAGCAATATCCCAAAAATAACCACTAGATAAATCAAGTGTATTAAAATGTGTATTAGCATATTTTATAAACCATTTTTCTCTATTTAAGTTTATATTTGGTTTTTCAATATCTGATAATTGGCCAGCACTCATATCATAAAAATAACAATTAGGCGACGTTACAAATACAGGTTTGCCTTCTATAATTGCTGGACTAGCTGATGATGAAGCAAACGTAATCACTGCATAAGAATTTCTTATTGCTTGTAATATAGGAGGGTAACCATCATCTTGTGTATGTCTTTTTACAAGTTGTTTAGATTGTATTCTTACATCTTTTACAACACCACTTGTAGACCAAGCATATAGTTTATCAAAATCTTTTATGCCATAACTTCCTGTGGCACGGTGCAATCTTATCATTATAGGCCTATCTGTATATTGTCTAAGTATATTGGTAGTTTCTATAGCAAAATCTGCGGCATTTTTTTGTTCACCTGAATATCCTTCAGAACCTCTATTTAAATTTATTAATATATAATCACCATTTTTTAAATCATAATCTTTAACAACTATATTTCTGTCTAATTTAATTTTATTCCAACGGTCAATATTAGCATTTGGATCCATAAACCATTTACAACCTTTTAATGGGTGTACGTGACCATATGGTATTCTTACGTATCTTAATCCACTTATTGTTTCTTCTTTATCTTGGCCATTATTATAATCACAATATGAAATTAAAACATCACCATCAGAATAAAATATTTTACCAGTAGGTTCAAATTTATCTATTACTCTACGTCTTAAAGATGTATTAGGTTTATTTGCATCATTAAACATTTGATAATTAAAAACAAAAGCATAATCTGATTCAATAACTGAACCATCTTTTACAGGTATAGCTTGCCATTCATTAGAGTGTTTGTTTACACCTTCTTCAAAAGATGAACACCATAAAGACTTATATGAATCTGCTGTTGTTTTATAATAGATTGCTACTGTTTTCATTTTTGAATTTGTATCTTAACTGTGTTTGTATAAATGTTGTACCAATCACTTGAATAGTCACACGTATTATAGTCATTAAAATAGGGGCCGCCATCTGTGTAATGTACGTTCTTAACATCTTTTTTATAAGGGTACTCACCTACCAACCAGTTCCATTCTAATGGTAATGAACCTATTAATTCTTCATTCTCTAACCATTTAAACTGGTGTAATTCTAAACCACTAGCCTTGTTTACATAATCAGGTGTTAATGTAGTACACTTCTTACAATTCATTAACATAAAACTAGACCAATTCTTTTTGGCATATTTTGTTTGTACTTGACCTAGAAATTTTGTTTCATCTTTAGGTGTGTAATCGTGTTTAGAAACCTGTACAGCATACTTGTCATCTCTTAATCGCCAAAGTTCTGCAATATCGGCCATCATTAACATATCACAGTCCATAAACAAAGCCCACCCTTGATAGTTCATAAGGTGTGGTATAATAAATCTACTAAAAGAAAATTCTGTTGATGAAAGATTGTTTCTTTCTCTCACAAAGTCATCTTTAATATTTGGTAAATATATTGGTGTAATGGCCACAGGTTTTGTACTGTGTCTTAATATACTTTCTGATAATATGTGATGTGCTATCTTTTCTTTACTGTCGTATCCTATAAAAACGTTTATCATATGTGCCTATTTAGTTATTGTATAAAATCGTATCCTTTATCCTTTTTCTTTTTACCTTTTAAATGAGTAGTGTATTCGGCCAATTTAGAGTGTGGCCAAACGTGTCCATCTTTTCTTGTACCAGTTAAATTATATTGTGGTTGTCCTGACAAATACTTTTCTCTTACTTTATTCCATACGTAACTGTCGTGCCATTGTTCTTCATTAAATAATAAATCAGTATCATAATATTCTCTTAATTTTTCTACAAAGTTTCTTGTATGTCTATTCGTTAGATTATAACCTACAAAACCACATTCAGGATATCTTGGTGGTTCAGGTCTATCTAAGTAACATATAGTATAATCTATTGGTAATATTTTTTGTATTAGTTCTTCTTCTGTAATTGCTTTAGTAAAAACCACATCAGCATCTACCCATATTACATAGTCATATTTTCCCTCCATCATTAAATGAGTTTTGGCATATACTTTATAACTAAAACGTATGGCGTCTTTTAAAAATTCTAAACCAAATATAATTTTACTTGTATCATTTTTTTCTGTGCTATATTCATTTCTTTTTTCGTTTCTTGCGATAAAGTCTTTTAGTGTTGGATTTGTTTCGTATATGTTTCTATATATTATGTTACTACGGCTTTCTGGTGCCCAACCTTCGTGGTAAATATAACAATCAAATGGCCAATTATAACTTTCTAAAAATCTAAATGCGTAATAATCGTAAAGAGATTTATTTAATGTTGTTACTATTGCTATTTTCATAACCAGCCTTTGCTATATAATATGCGTCTATTATATCCGTAATTGGATTGTTCAATGTTGGTATGTCAAAAGTTTTCATAAGATTTGTATTAGTATCTTTTGTAAATTGTTCATACATCTTTTGTTTATCTGCATTTCCTTTGCCTGTGGCAAATTTCTTAATAACACTTGGTACTAATATCTTATAATCATATTCTTTTAATCTATACTTTAATATACCACCGTTTTCTGCGATTTGAAATATGGCTTGACCTTTACTACCATAAGAATAACCTTCTATAAAGATTTTTGGATCTGTTAATTTGTTTACGATTGTTAATACCCAAGTAGATAGATTAGCAAATCTTTCTATAGGATTTTTATATTCAGTGTGTTCTGTACCTAATATATTCTTCATCATATTACCAATATGTTTCTTCTTACTTGTTAAGTAAAAGAATTTACAATCTTCAAATTTAAAAC